TAAGACCGCCTTCGCCATCAAGATCAATGCCGTTGTCTATAGATTGTGTAGAGCTATTTCCGTCATACAAATAGGTCGAGAAGACATCCTCAACGTACAAGTTGTCTCCACCTGCATTACCCGCAGCAGCTGTTAGAGCTTTAGTTAATTTGCTCATGCGTTACTCCTTAAACGTAGCTGCCAGTGTACGCACCGTATAAAACGGAGGAGACTTTCCAGAACACCAGTGTGTCCTTAGCGGTCAGCGTAGGAGCGACATTGCCGCCAGAGGTTACCCAAGTCATTGTAGGCCACGTTACTGTGTAACTAGCACCTGCTTCGAGCTGTAGGACTATTGCGTCACCAGAGGTTAAAGAGTCTGTGAAGGTTGAGTTAGCCGATAGAGTCTTGGTCTGTACTGCGCCGTTAGTAGCGTCGAATGCTAGACCTGACAGAGCGTATACGGTGTCGCGTACAGTCTTGTTTGTTAATGTGTTGGTGCTAGTCGCAGTAAGATAACCACCCGCATCAATCAAGTAACTAAGACTAGACCAAGCTGTAGAGCCATCACCAATCTTAATCTTACTTGTATCTGTTTCTGCGCCTAGCTCACCTTGAGCCAAAACAGTGTTGGCAGAAGTCCAGTTAGAGGCAGTGTCGCGCCTAATTTGTATTAGATCAGCCATTAAGCTGTACCTCCATTGATGGTTTGTGGGGCGGTGTAGGTGCTGTTAGCAAAACCGCCATCAGCATTGTTAATGTTGTAGTTGTTTGTCGTGACCGGAGCAACTTGCTGCCAAGCACTGCTTGTGTAAACACGCATCTCAGGCACTGTGGTGTTATAGTACAAAGCTCCAGTTAGCAGAGCGTTGCCGTCATTATCTACAGTAGGGTTAGACGACTTGCTACCAAGATAACGGTCATCAAATTGATCGTATAATGAAGCTGCCGAACTAGCCGAACTAGCTGCTGCTGTTTCTGAGTTACCTGCATTTGTAGCGGAAGTCGCTGCGCCACTAGCAGAGGTAGAAGCATTAGAAGCTGAGGTAGCTGCTGCTGCGGCTGATGTAGCTGCCGAGGTAGCACTGCCTAGAATAGAGTCTGTGTAGGCTTTAGTAGCTACGTCTTGAGCAGCAGTAGGGTCACCTGCTCCTGTGATCTTGTTAGTACCCATCGCTATTGCGCCAGACATTGTACCGCCTGTCAGGTTTAGCTTTGTCGCGAGGGACGTGTTGATTTCTGTCTTAGTAAAGACATCTGTTAATCCGTAACCACTAACAGTAGTAGGATTAGTGCCGCCTGTAATACGACCATAAGCATCTGTAGTCACCGACCTGTATGTAGCTGCTGTCACACCGCTTGTTGCTAGGTCTATGTTATCTGCATTTACTACTATTCGCGAAGCAGCGGCAGTGCCTACATCAAGCGTGTTGCCTGATTTAGTCATACCTGCACCCGCAATAACCTGACCCGCTCCTGAGAACTGAACCCAAGTAACTGCTGTGCTACCTAACGTACCGCCTGCCACTATAGAAGCTACAAAGCCGTTGTTCGCGTTAGCTGTACCGTCTTCTACAAAGCTATAAGCATTGACTAGCTCATCCCAAGTATTTGCGTCTGCGGAACGCGCCCATCCACTAGCTGCTGCAACGTATATACCATTCTCTGCTGCGCTAGTTTGATCTTTAACTAGGACTCGATCACCCGCTATAACAGACACACCGTCTATGGTTTGTGCGCCACTTAGGGTAATGTTGGCTGTAGTACCTGCACGACACGATGCCTTCGCGTCCAATCCTTGTACAGAGTTGTCTACATATATCTTAGTTGCTGCGTCTTGCGCTGCGGTAGGATCGGCTAGACCTGTAATCTTAGCCGCACCCATAGCAATAGCACCAGACATAGTGCCGCCAGATAGGTTTAACTTAGTGGCATCTGCGGTATCTACATAGCCTTTGGTAGCTGCGTCATTAGTATTAGTAGGAGACGCGAGGTTGGTGATGGTTGCCGATGTTCCGGCATTCATGTCTAAGCCACCGTTAATAGTGACGTTATTAAACGTAGAAGTACCTGATGAGGCAGTGACGTTACCAGTGACATCACCTGTCACGTTGCCAGTTACATTACCTGTAACAACGCCTGTAAGGTTACCTGTGACGTTACCTGTCACGTTGCCTACTACATTGCCTGTTAGACCGCCTACAAAGCCCGTGGTGGCTGTTACTGTCGTTCCTCGTACAGTAGATGCGGTTGTAGCACCAATGGGCGTAGAGTTTATTGTGCCGCCTGTGACGACTGCGTTGCTAGATGCAAACGTGCCGTTGGCTGTTAGAGTACCTGATACAGTCGCAGTAGTGGTTGTGATGGTAGAAGGGTTAGTACCCAACTCTACAATCTGAGTAGACGCATTCTCTGTGAATAGTCTTTTGTCAGTTACATTGACCGCAAGCTCGCCTTTAACCAAGTCACTCGTAGTTGGTACGGCAGAAGCGGTAGAGCTATTCTTGGTTACTATGACTGTCATGTCTATGTCCTGTTAGTTACCATTTAACTTTGTCTGCCCAATAGGCGGCTGACATTTTGCCTTTAGATATGTTCTTAGCGTGTCTTGCTTTAAAGGACTTCTTTCTGGCTTTTTCTGAAGATGTCTTAGGGCTTTTGCCTGCACCTGAAACGCCTTGTTGTCCAAACCTAATAGTCTTAACTGTGTCGCCTTCTTTAGCGACTACTACATGACTCTTCTTAGGATGATTAGGAGTACGTTTGGGCTTGTTATACCCACTAACGCCTGCTCTGGATAATTTTGGGTCTTTTTTACTCATAAAGAAAAGGAGAGACAGCTCCGAAGAACTGCCTCCCCAACTCCTATTTAGGCGTTTACGTTCATGATAAATGCAGAATCAGGACGGAGTGCTTTCACACCGTACAGCTGATCAGCAGTATACAAGTTGGCAAGCCACTCTTGCTTGTACTGCGTCTGCGAACGAACACCCATCTGCTCCGCTAACACGAACGTGTCTTTGTGAAGGAGCAATGCAGCTTTGATTTCGCCACCCGCTGAGTTGTCGGCTGCTGCTTCAGAAGTAGCGCAGTTGGTAGATACAAATACGTCAATGCCGTACAGGTTACCAATCTTGCCATTCTCTACAGGCGCGCCACTAACAAAGTCAGAAGACACGTAACGATCAACACCCATAATTGCATTACGCAATGAAGGTGGTATTACAAAGCAACGATTGTCAAAAGGAACGTCTGCATCGTCCATCTTTTGAATCAAGTCACGGAAACAAATATCAGTAAAGACATCTGCTGTTGTAACTGTGTCTGTAGCAAAAGCAGTAAGACCTGTAGACGCATCACAATAGAACGAAGCTGTGTTGACGTAAGAGTCTACGCCGTTGCCTAAGTCTTTTGCAAGTGCGTGTAGATCAGTGTCTACTTGACGAGCAAGTGCATAACCCGCATCACCAGTGTAGAACTGACGCAAGCTAGACAAAGCCTGTACTTCAGTAATGTCTTCGATAAGACGTGAATACTCAAAGTGCTTGTCAATGAGTACAGGTACGTTACCTTCAGTGTTGCCTTGGATACTAACGGCAGTGCCTGAAGTCTTAGCTACAGCTTCGCCACGAACAGGAGCAGGGATATTGATAGTATCGCCTTTCTTGCCTGTCATGCCCATCTTCTTTACTAGGTTAGCAAGTACGAGGCTCTTCTCATACGCTGCACGTACCTCATCACTCCAAATCTCTGGAATAAATGTTGCTGCTTTGGTGTTATTTACAACACCCCCTTGATTGGGATATACTGATGTAGTCATCTTATTTCTTCCTTAGTTATTTAATCATTTAACGCGCCCCTCTTGATAAGCTACCATTATTTCATCTGACATGGCTGAATATCTATCAGGGTCGTTTTTCATTAGTTTAATAATGTCTGCACGCCTAAAGATTTTCTTACTATTCGTCTGCGTTCCTGAAGCTCCTCCAGTAGATGCACTCTTAACGGTAGCATTTCTACTAGACTTTTCAGCGTTTACAGTTTGACCAATCAATGCTTTACGATCTTTCCACAGACTGAATATCTCGTCAGCTGCTTCATAATCAAAGTTTCGATCAGCTTGTTGCAACAGTTTAGTCCTAAACGAACTCTCACCAACCCAACTAACAAAAGCAGAGTCTTGCAACACTTCAGCCATGTCAGGGTGTTTATCCTTTAACATAGCTTGTGCGCTTGACTTCTTCATATCCGTAGAAGTTCTTTGAGCTTCTCGGACAGCAGGGTGATTGTCTATTGCTTTCTGTATTGCCTTTTCAGGATCAGAAAAGTAATCAATCTCTTCGTCTACAGGTTCTTCTTTACTTGAGGATTGTGACATTACAAACTCATCAACAACCTTGCGTAGCTCACCTACCTCACCACTCTGACGACCAAGCATACGCTCAGCCTCTTGGTGCATTTGTACAAGCTCAGCAGCACTCTTGTTGCGATACTTGTCCGGTACGTTGTCTTCTTCACTAGGTTGCTCTTCCGAGGCTAGTGCGTCTAACTGTTCTACGTTGTCGTCTTCTTGTCGTCCTATTTCTTCATCTATCAGTGTAGCCATTATTAAAACTCCGTGATTAAATCATTATGGAGATTGATGGACTTGTGAGGCTCTTACGAGTTGCCCTCACGTCTTTCGCGTTTAATCTGATCTTCTCTATTCTTTGCCCACTTCATAGTAGATCCAGGAAAATGTCCTGATATAGGATCTAGTGTGCATTGAACAGCAGAAATCATCTTAGTCGCTGTTTTGCCGCAGGTAGAACACTCTGTTTCCCTTACCTCTTCGTCAATAAAGCGCTCAGTGACGTGTTGGTCTGGGCAGAGAAATTCATAGATACGCCTAGTCATCCTGCGCTTCCTCTTTAAGGACATCTAAAGTTGAATCTACCGTATGTGGCAAGTTCAGTATTAGATTTGCTATGTTCAGCTGTCCCTTCTTATAATAAAGGTCTTCAATGCTACTAACAGCATCTATGCCCTCTATTGCGTCTGTAAGAATGCTAATTTCTTTGTGTACATTCTTCCAACCGTCTGTAAGCAGCATATCTTGTATCTGCTCGTAATGTAGTACATCTGCCTCATTCATATTGTTTTCCCTCATTAGGACAATAATGCTTGACTTCACATGGCGTATGTGATATAGCGCCGGACTATACCACAAAGTCAGTCAAATGTCAAGTCTTTTTTGAGCTTTCTTTCTTAGCAGGTTTAGCTGCTGCCAGAGCCTCTTCAAGAGCTGTAATACGCTTCTCCATACGGCTATAGGCTGCATTTACTTGCTCTACTACACTCTCTAGCTCTTTATTGCTGACCACGTTGGTTCTCCTTGGCTACCTCTAGCCCTAGTTTCTTCTCATCAAGCGCCAAACTTGCTAGTTTCATACGCTTTTCAAAGTCTTTATCGTCTTCAGTTGCTGACACACTAGACGCTACAGCTTTAATACGATCTGTCTCAAGCTCTACAGGGATGCCACGAGCTTCTAGTGCTATCTTCTGCGCTCTAGCGTTAGACTCTGCTGCCTGAGCGCTTAAAGCGGCTGTCTGGCTGTTCTTAAAGGCTCTGTCTTCTTCTGCCATAGCCTGTTGCATCTGCTGCTGCTCTGGATTAGGCTGTTGTGCCTGTATCATGGTCTGTATTAAGTCTTCACGGTTAGTGATGTTCATGTTATCAATAACAGATTGCAGGATAATAGGATACACAGGGCTATCTTGCGGCATAGTCTGTAGCAGCTGTACTAACTGAGCTACTTCGTACTCACGCGCAACAATACCTAGCGTGCTAGTGGCTATAAACTTGTAATCATTGACAGGGAACAGCTCAGGCTCAAACTGCATATAGCGCCACGCAGCTTTTTCAACGAAAGGCATCAAAAATGACTCTTGAAAGTTAACTAATGTGCGCTTTTGACGCTTAATCACTCCTCCAAGGCTCATTGAGCTGCCTGCTGACGTTGTACCGCCACCATTCATAGCCTGTTGAGCTGTATCTACACTGCCTGTAGCAGCCTGTACCATGCGTTGTAGCGAGTCTGCCTGTGCAAACGTAATCTGACTAACTTGTCCGAAGTTAAACGGATGCAATACTTCAGCAGGGTTGCCGTTTGTCAGCAGCAGTTTGCCTGCTTTGACTTCTGGTCTAGTGCCGCGAGGCATTCTAGTAGCGTCCATAGCAAGCATAGGATGTACAGTGAGGGCTAGAGCGTCAATACGAGCGCGTAGCTCAGCATCTAACGCCTTCTGGCTGTTAAAGCCTTTCTCACACACGCCCATGCCCCAGAAACGATTAGGTACAACGTCCCAAGGGAAGGCTACAACAGGACGATCTTCCATCATGTACGGAGACGCTTCTGCCTTTAGCAGCTTACCGCCGTTAGCAATAACGACAATAGCCTCTACGTAGTAGCTGTCGCTCCCTTCATCATCTTCGTCACTGTCAAAATTGACCATTTCATCTTCAGGATCAAAGGCATTCTCCAACAGCTGACGTGGTACTAAACCGTAGTATTTAGTCAACCTAACTTTATCTTCTGGCTGCTGATACAGCTCTTCGTCAGGCTCTAGCTCAAGGTCAGGAGACGCACGACCAATGTAACACTCCTTGTAGACACCTTCTTCTTGTAGCTGCTCTACAGAGTGCGTTGCCACAAACTCGTCAATAGCCACACCTACAGCAGACTCAATGTCTGTTGCTACAGGGTCTATAAGGAAGTTCTGTGGCTGTACAGGACGCAGTTTAACTACAGTGCGCTCACGGACGTTAACGCCTACAGCTGTCATTGCTCCGTCCATTACTGGCTCTGTTGCCGGAACCATCTCTTTCTTTTTCTCTAGTACAATCTCTCCAATGCCTGTTCCGTACACAGCAGAGTTTATTAGGCACTCACCTACAGCTTTTCTAATTTTATTCTTAGTAAACTCTTGAGACAGCGCCTCACGCAAGAAGCGTACATCACCTCTATCTGAGTCGCCCATGTCATCTTCTATGTCAAAGAACTTACCACGACCAAACGTAGCCTCTTCAATGTCAGCTACGTTGTTCTCAACAGCTTGTAGTAGGGCAGGGCTGACAATCTTGCTACGCTCACTTTCTCGTGTCTTGTCTTCATCTGCCCAAATGCCACGCCACATACGATAGTATTCATCAAACTTCTCATCGTAGTTGCTTTCATAATACTCACGCCAATCCTGTACTTTGTACATAACCCATTCTTCTAGGCTCTCTTCAAGCAGGTTGTCAGTATCTTCGTTATAGTCGTACATATTAATATCCTGTGTAAGAGTCAAGAGATTCTTCGTAGTCTTCTATTTGGTAGCCCCAATCGTAAGCTACGTTAGCTAGTTGATCTATGTAAGCAAGTGAGTCAATAGTGTCATCATGTACTAAATGGTTTGGGAACTGAAACAGCTCATCCATGAATTGTATGTTCCATTCTCCTTTGTTAAGCGTTATATGACCATTCTCAAAGCGTCCCTGTAGCGCCCACATTATCCTGTCAGTCTTCTTCTTGTTACCGTGACTCAACTCCTCAACTCTAAAGTATTTGTTGTAGCGTCTCATTAAGTCCGTTATAGGCGACATTACAGCCTGCCTACTAATACCTTTTTCAATACCTACAGCTATAGGGTAGTTTTCTTTAACAGCATCAAAGATGCGTTCAGCAGTCTCGTCGAGAGTCCACCTACCTATTATTATTTCTTTGACCCACCACCCATGTTCACTAACTTTAACTACTGCTATAGAGCTGTTGTCTAGCCTCTTGTTGCTCTTCTTCCCTACCTCTTCAAAGCCTGCTAAGTCACAAGCTATGTAGTAGTCACCGCCTGACGGTTCGTCTTCGTCAAACTGTACCCACTCTTCTTTAAACATCTCAGAGCCACGAGCTTCAAAGGAAGCCATAAACTCTTGCCTAAAGGCGTAGCTAGATAGTGTACGTTTAGCACTGTCTATCTCTGTAGGGTCTATTAGAGGGTTGTCGTAGCTTGTAAAGTGCCACGCATTGTAGTCCTCTAGCTTACCTGCTGCTGCTTCTGAATACAGATCGTAGAAGTGGTTACGACCCATTGGCGTACCAATAAACAACGCTTCACCTTTTAAGTCAGACAAAGCAGGACGTAGAATCAACTCCCACACTTCTGGCTTAAAGTCAGCAAACTCGTCTAGCACAACGTAGCTCAGACTAACACCACGCATAGTCTCTGGTCTGTCTGAACCCTTTAACGAGATGGTAGCGCCGTTAATGAGTTTTAGCGTTAGATTGTTAACGTGGCTGTGGGATATAACACCCTGCCCCAACTCTAACAGCATATCCCAAATAACATCTCTGGCTTGTCCTTGCGTAGGCGCAACGTAAAAGACTTTACCGTTCTTAGACGATAAAGCCCTAACAAGCAGTAATGACGCAGCTAATCTGGTCTTACCAGTTCGTCTACCTGCTGCCACAACCTTAAAGCGAGACTTGTCTGTCCACACCGTCTGTTGCCACGGTAGCAGGTTTATTTGTAGGTCTTGCGTTGCAGACATCTAGTATGTCCACACTACTTGCGGCAACGACCTTGTATCAACGTGTATAAAGCCTTTAGCAACACCAATGCCGTTAAAACCCAACTCTATGGCATTGCGTATAATCGTCGCACGTTCAACACCGTTACTTACTGCAATGTCAGCAGCTATACCTGTTGTATGTACACCACCTTTACTCTTACGAGCTTCAGCAGGGTGTGTAACGTCTCTATAGCCGCTAGTGATGGTAAACGGAAAACCACAAGCCTCACGCAGCTCGTCCAACCTGTGTATAAACTCAGGCTCTATTTTGTTCTCACCAGTGTGCTTACAGGCAAACTCGTCTAACGTAAAGTATTTAAACGTCATCTTCTACTTCTCCGTCAATAGTCTCACCAATCGTTATTGGGTTATCTGAATCTATGCCGTTGATAGTGATGCTTACAGCAGCTCTACCGTTACTTAGCTTATCCTTTTCAAAATAGGACAATGGCATAATTCTATCAACAATCAACTTCCAAGCAGCAGATTGGTTCTTGTGGTCATCGTCTAACGCAGCATTAAAGATTGAGTCCATTACTTCGCGACTCTTAGGACTAGCTAACATCCTAGCTTTGTACTCTTCAATCGCTGAAGCGTCACCTTTGGGACGACCTACTTTACCTCTATTGCCTTTCTTATTGGCTTCAATAGACGCTTTAGGAGGACGACCTCTTTTCTTTTTAACAATCTTTGTTTCTTCTACTTTAGAGTCGTTAACGCTCATCTGACGTTACCTCTTCTAACATACTTAAAGAATACTGAAGATCGTTAAAAGTAGTATTTACTAAAAATATAGAATAACAAATAATGGAAAAGAACGTTAAAGTTACTATAAACAAGAGCACTGTTTTATCCTCTTTAGGAACGTTAGCACATAACTGGGGAGCATTTATAGCATACTTTTTAGTAAATGTCAAGTACTTTATTGCTTTATAGGCTAAATATATCCTACTTATAGCAACACAGTTCTGATGCGGATTTCTAGCATTATAAAAGTCTCCGCAGTCGCGATAGCTTTCTCAATTATTACAACAACTTAGCATTAGATAGTCTCTATAGGCAATTCTAGCCTTTTTTAGAGATATTGCAGTCCTAAATTGCACTATTTTGTGTCTGAGTGGCTACCATTATAATTACAGCAGCGACGATACAGACCCCCGCCTCAATTGACAACCCCGCCTTCATTGCCTGCCTAGACTCTAGAGCACTAATCAGTTACTGAATAGTTACCTGCCTAGTCGCTGCAGTCTAGCGAGTGTGTGTGTCTAAGCAGTAGCCTATAGCTACTGCCTAGCTACTATCTAGTACTGCCTAGCTACTGACTAGAATTGTATCGCCTGGTATATCACCTAGACTGTAGCGAGCACGATAGTGCTAACACGTATAAATAGAAGGACTAAACAAACAATAAAATAAATGCTAAAGGTATTGCATTCGTCGCCGATTGCTTTATTGTAAGCACTGTATAATCACAAACAAAACGGAGTAACACAGAATGAAACTACTAAACGAAATTAAATCTATCATTACACTTATCGCATACTGTAAAGACGCTAGTGTGCCGCCTAAAGCGTGCGCTCAACTGATTATTAATAACATGGGTGATACTTGCATACGGGAAACTTTAGGGGAATGCCTGCTAAGCGCTCGCGACTTACGTAATGGTTATAATAACGATTATGGTAATTACGGCGACAAAGTAGCAAAACAAGTATTAAACCTAATCTAACACTAACGCGCCTCGTAAGGGGCGCATCGATAACACTGGAGTAATAATCATGATTACATTAGAGCAAATCGAATCGACTACACTGCTACAAGATAACGCTAAGCAATGGGCGCTAGATAACCTAGACTATATTAATAAACCTCTACCGCTATTGGGGAGCAGTCTTAAAGTAGAAAAAGGCGAAAAAGAAGGATACTACACGTCGATATTGTATCTACAGCCTGCAAACAAGGTAGCGAAGGTTACAGTATGCGCGGGCGCTAAACTCAACGGATGCCTCGAAGGTTGTTTAATCAGTAGCGGGCAATTGGGTATGAGTGTCGCGCAACGTGCAGCAACGCGTCGCACCATTATCTACCTGCTAGACCCTACACGCTTCTATACAATGCTAAAGAATGAAATAACAAAACTATACGCTAAACATGGCGATAAAGTAGCAATTAGGCTGAACGGCACTAGTGATCTAGATTTTGGCGCGTTTATCGCTACAATGCCGCGAGTGCGCTTCTATGACTATACAAAAGTATATAAGAGAGTAGCGACTAACGATTTACTAAATTACGACTTAACCTATAGCGGCAGCGCTTACAATGATAAGGCGCTAGCGATAACTGCTAGAGCGGCATTAGCAGGTCATAGAGTAGCGATAGCGTTTAACACTGGCGAGCGTAAAGGCGAGTTTAAAATGCCTGCAGATGTCGCAGATTTCGATAGTACAGATTTGCGCTTTCTCGATGGTCGCGTTATTGGTGGCCTAAAGTATAAAGGCGGGAGCGTCGCTAAGCGTGCCGCATCGATGGATAAGGCGTCATTTTTCTTTACGCCTAATACTTACAATCACCTAAAGAACATCATAGCGAGAGGTTAATTATGATCGATTTCGAAATAGTAGAGAATGGCGAGTCTAAGTTTATAACATGGGCCAAATTATGCGAGTTCATAGGCATAAAATCTTATCGACCATCTACGCCAGAATTAGCTAGCGTTAAAATGCAATTAGCTAAACGATGGTCTTTAGATCCCGATAGCGTAATCGTGCGATTAAACCGACAACCAATACTGTAAAGAGGGCGAAACAGTGCTAATAAACCAACAAAACGCGACTCTTATGCGTTACGATGACGCTATCGACTTAGCGTTTAAATTGAACAATGAAAAAGATTCGGACAATTGGCGTTACAGTGTCGAAATTGACGCTACTAGCGGCATAGCTAAAATAGCAGTAATCGACGATGAATATATCAAAATAGGGTATTTATAAAATGATAAAAGAACTTTTTGGAATGATGGCGCTAGCGGTCGCGCTAGTGTACGTGAGCGGACTAGATCACGACGATGCAGTATTGCAGGATCAAAACTACTGCGAAATGGTGGCAATCTGGAACGATGACGCACGCGCCGGTATAGCGCCTGCAGAACGCAATGGATGGCCGCCATATAATAAAGCAATTAACTGCGAGGTTACACTATGAGTCCAGAACATAACGCGACGCTACTATGGCAAGCTAATCGATATCTTAAAGACGAAAAAAATAAACACGCCTTACCGCATGAGGTTTACGACGACGTAGTTTTTACGCCTAAAGTATTGTGTGAAATAGCTCACCCAAACAAAAGCTTAAACCATATGCCGCACGAATTAATAGCTAGCTACGTGATGCGTGTTTTTAACTTAGATCGTCGAGCATATGTTGAAATAGGCACGAAAAAAGGCTATAGATTTATTCGTTTAGATAACAATCGCGTATTCGCAGAAAAAAACAGCGTGATAAGCGAAGTTAAACCATGAATTTTACTTTTGAGTATTTAGGCGCTTTGTTTCTTTTACTACTAAGCGTTAAAAATGCGCTATTATATAAAAACAATAAAGAACTTAACAGCTTAAGAGATTTTTTTGTTTACGCATTTTTGTTTAGTGTTTTTTGTTTATCAGTTTTATATCTAAACTTTAGAGGTTAATCATCTATGTACACTCCAGAGAAAGCAAAGCATTTAGCCAGACTGCTAAAAATACCCAAACCTAACACCCAAGATACTTTAAAAATAAAAGAACTGGCGCACGATTTAGGTTATTTCGGTTCTCAATTGGTACGAATAGCGCGTGATGATAATTATTATGATACTAGAGTTTGACGACGTACAGCACGCTATGGAAGAATGCGAATGGTGCTGCGAAAAGTATGGTAATAGATATTGTTTGCTGTATACTGGCGACCGTTTCGCAGTTTGCCAGTATGGCGAGGCTTTGGAAAATAATACAATTTTAGAGATATTTAACCCAATAGGTGACTAATATGCATATTGAAGATGGTAGAGTTTATTTTGACGCGCACGACGAAGACGTTTTAAACAATGCGACGCTACAGGAGGCTAAGCACCGCTTAGAAGGCGATAGAAGGCTATTGTGGGAGGCTATAGGGCCGGACGCCTTGCCTAAAGACCCCATAGAGGCAGACGACTTGGAGACTGATATAGCGACTGCGCTTGTGTCAGATGATTTTGAGACATTAGGACGCTTAGTTTCTGCAATGGCGTTAGAGTATGCATTTAAATGCTGTCACGATCAAATAGTAGACGATTGGGAGGATCATTTCAGAGATGACGACTACCAAGAACGCTAGCGGGTGTTATAGGCTGCAGCGGCGGCGGTGACATCAAAAGAATAACATGGATTTATAAATTTGTATAGGTGTTTTTATGTTTAATTGGGGCTTTAGCGTAAGTTTTAACAACGGTTTTGGTGTTTATTTGGGAGTAGTACAGCGGCAGGCAATTCTAGAGCACGACGAAGACGGTAACGAGGTTACTTTGATCGTTCACGGCTTTGAGTTATTATTACCTTTTCTGTGTGTACAGTTTCTAGAGATTATGGAATATGAGGGGCGTGTATGAGTAAATACAAAGAAATGCGAATGCCTTGTAACCTTTGTAGTAGTTCAGACGCTGCAATTTTAAACAAAGACAACTCGACTTATTGCTTTTCGTGTCACGTCTACACACCGCCAGACTCTAAAGGGTCAGAGATAGCCGTTAGAGTGCCAGAGAAGGCGCTGACAGGCAGCGAAGGGTTTGACGCAACTCTCGCCCTACTGGCTACTCAGGACTTCACAGGCGTCCCTGAGCGCGGCCTGAGCGTGGCTACGATGAAAAGCTACGGGGTTGTTATTAAAAATGGGCAGGTTATTTATCCTTATTACAATGTTTTAGAGCCTACGTCGCCTGTAGCGGCTAAAGTTCGCTATCCTGATAAACGTTTCCAAACTAGTGGCGATTGGAGCATAGGCGGGTTGTTTGGGCAGCAGCTTTACCCTAAAGGCGGCAAATACGTTACCCTCACTGAGGGCGAGTATGACGCTCTAGCGGCTTTTCAGATGATGGGTAGTAAATACCCGGTTGTGAGTATCAGAAACGGCGCGGGTAGTGCTCTTAAGGATTGTAAAGCGAACTACGAATGGCTAGACAGTTTCGAAACCATTGTTATTTGTTTTGATGCTGACGAGCAAGGCTTGAAAGCTGCGGACGAGGTTGGTAAATTGTTTGGCGGGAAGGCTAAAATAGTAAAACACGTTAAAGGCTACAAGGATGCGTGCGAGTATTTAGCAGACAACAAAGGGGCGCTGTTTAGTGATGTTTTTTGGCGTGCTGAGAAGTATGTACCTGCCGGTATTATCAACGGTGCGTCGTTATGGGACGAGGTGAACACACCGATAGAAGAAGCGGAGGTTGTTTACCCCTTTAAAGGCATTAACGCTTTAACTTATGGCATACGACCTGCAGAGCTTGTTACTGTTGCTGCAGGTAGTGGTCTAGGCAAGTCTCAATTTGTACGTGAGGTTGTTTTGGCAGTGTTACAGCAATCTACACACAACATTGGATTGTTATGCTTAGAAGAGGGCAGACGAAACACAGGTTTATCGTTTATGTCTTTAGCGGCTAATAAACAGCTACACAAACCCACGACTAAAAGCACTGAAGAGGAGCGAAAGGCTGTTTTTGATTTGACACTAGGCACAGGTCGGCTTTACCTGTTCGATCATTTTGGTTCGGCAGACATTGATGAAATCGTTAGTAATGTACGCTACATGGCTAAGGGTTTAGACTGTCGTTATATCTTTTTAGACCACGTTTCTATCGTTGTGTCGGCACAGTCTAATTTGGACGAGCGTAAGGCTTTAGATGAAATAATGACTAAGCTGAGAATGCTTGTGCAGGAAACAGGTATAGCGTTGTTTGTCGTTAGTCATTTGCGTAGACCTGAGAGCAAGGGTCACGAGGAAGGCGCAGCAACGTCTTTATCACAATTGCGTGGCAGTGCGTCTATCGCACAGCTTAGTGATATAGTGTTAGGTTTGGAACGTGATGGACAGGCTGATGACATTGTTACACGAAACACTACTACTGTTCGTGTCTTAAAGAATCGCTTTAGCGGCGAGACAGGCAGGTGTGCTGACTTGTTGTATGACAAAGACACTGGCAGAATGGCTGAGACAGTATTTGATGAACGCGCACTATAGTGTAGAAATGAAACATATATGACGCATTAAAGTGTTTTATGTGTCATATAAGGTGAAAAGCAACATATAAGGCGCATTTAAATTAAGGAGCAACGATAATGGAAAAAGCCAAGAGAGAAAAAAGATGTGAGATGTGTCCTGAGTGGATTGCCTGCGCTAGTCCTGACTTGTGTCCTAAATGCACAGACTTAGTTTCTTTGCTTAACAGCTTATGGTTAATTACAGATAAAGGAGACGACTAATGAGATGCATAGCTTGTGACGCGCTATTGACAGACTACGAAGCCACGCTAAGAGACACTGACACGCTTCATTATGTTGGCGAGTGCTTAGACTGTATTAGGAACGCTAACACTGTGTTTGGCTTACAAGAACGCCTAGACCTTAAAACAATACATGACGTTGAGGTGGATTATGAACAATAAAATTTGTGTAGGTGATTGTATTAAATGGCAGGAGAGCGCAGACGGATTAGCTGTTGTAGTTAGAAAACAAAAAAACAAGGAAGGGGGTATTACTTGTTGGATTTATCACAAAGGTGGTGAAGTTTCTGAATGGCCTGTTGAAGATTTAGAGTTACATTCAAAGTTTTTAACTATGCGTTATGACTTTCTTGATAGAATGGAATGGCTTAGGCAATATTGCTACGAGCAAGATGGCGGTAATTGATGTTAACCATTGATATAGAGACAGATATGAAACACAGCACTATTTGGTGTGCTTGTGCCGAGGATGTCGCTACAGGTGAGACGACTGTACACACCGAAGCCAGTACGCTACAGGCGCTTATCAATAAGCACGACAGCATTTTAACTTATAACGGCTTAGGCTTTGACGTTCCAGTAATGGAGAAAGTGTGGGGCATTAGCGTAGAAGGTAAGCAGCACGTTGATGCTATGGTGCTATCTCGCCTATTCAATCCTGCACAGGCAGGTGGTCACAGTTTGCGTAGTTGGGGTGAGCGTCTAGCGTACCCTAAAGATGACTTTACGGACTATGACGGTGGTTTGTGTGAGGAAATGATTACTTACTGCAAGCGGGACGTTAACCTGACCACCAAGGTTTATAAGACAGTGAGTGCTGATCTGAAGAGAGGTAAGTTCACACAGGACGTTATAGACCTAGAACACGCTGTGACCGCTGAGCTAGAGTTGCAACGCAGTAATGGCTTTAAGATTGACCTGCCGAAGGCTAACGGTCTTTACAGTACACTAACGCACCGGATGCGTGAGTTAGAAGCGTTGCTACAGGCTGAGTTTCCCCCTATCGTCACCGAGCGTTGGTCTGAGAAGACAGGTAAGCAGCTTAAAGACAACGTAGAAGTTTTTAACGTAGGCAGCAGGCAGCAAATAGCTAAGAGATTGCAGACTGTAGGCGTTAAGTTTACTGACAAGACCGAAGGCGGCAGTTACAAGATAGACGAGAACGTGCTAGAGGGTATTGACAATCCGTCGGCGCAGCTTGTTGCTGAGTATCTTCTATTACAGAAAAGAGCTAGTCAGGTAAGTTCATGGCTAGAAGCTGTGGCAGATGACGGCAGGGTGCATGGTCGTGTCTTTAGCAGCGGTGCAGCAACAGGTAGGATGACTCATATATCGCCTAACATGGCTCAAGTGCCTGCAACACGTAAGGCGCACGATGGCATGACACCAGTGCAGAAGCTCAAGGCTGAGTTAGGAGGCGAGTGTCGAGCTTGTTGGACTGTAGAGCAAGGCAACAAACTAGTGGGTATTGATGCGTCTGGTCTTGAATTACGGATGCTAGCCCACTATATGAAGGACGAGGACTACGTTAACACCATCTTAGACGGCGATATACACAGCGCCAACCAAGCAGCGGCAGGACTCGAAACACGCGACCAAGCTAAGACGTTCATCTACGCATTCCTGTATGGTGCAGGTGATGAGAAGATAGGCAGTATCGCAGGCAAGGGCGCGAGACATGGGAATAAACTCAAAAGAGACTTCCTTAACAACATACCATCGCTAAAAGCGTTGAAGGAGCTAGTAGAGAAGATAGCAGCAAACGGCACGTTGCCTAGTTTAGACGGCAGAAGGATACGCATACGCAAGGCTTATAGTGCGCTAAACTTCCTCTTACAAGGAGGCGGCGCAGCGCTTATGAAGAAAGCATTGCTGAACGGTGTCGAGAGTCTTAGAGAGCATAACATACCTTTTAAGATGGTCGCTAACGTTCACGATGAGTTTCAAGTAGAGACGCCAGAGGCTTTCGCCAAGGCTGTAGGACTACACTTTCGTAATGCGATACGCAAGGCAGGTGACGATTTTGAACTACGTTGCCCTATGGATGGTGAGTATAAGATTGGCAACAATTGGTCTGAAACTCATTGATTTTTTTAACTTTACGTGATAGACTATATAGACTTTATTAAGGAGCACTACTATGCAAAAGATACCACCTACACCTATTAAAGCTACTATTTACTGGGCTAACCTGAAACAGCCTAATAAAATGTCAGGAAAATACCAAGTTGACCTTGGTAATCTCTCAAGCAAAGCCGTTGCTGCGTTAGAAGAGCGAGGAGTGCCTATTAGGAACAAGAACAACGAAGCAGGTGATTTTGTCACGGCTAAGTCTAATTATCCTATACGCGCTTATAACTCTGATGGCGACGAGATTCATTGTCTTATAGGCAACGGATCTGAAGCAGTTGTTGCTGTTAGTCATTATGATTGGAAAGGTCAAACAGGTCAGGACGGTCGTTCAGCAAGCTGTTACAAGCTAGTAATTACCGACCTGAATGAGTATGAAATTGACTCAGAAGTTGATTTAGACTTAGAAGCAGCTCTCTAATGCTTCTAATTGATGGCGATATATTTTGCTATCGGGCGGCTTGTGCGTGCGAGACTGACGCACAAGTCTCTTTAGAGAATGCTACAGCACAAGTCAAACGAGCCTTTAACTCTCTCCTCACTGACGTTCTAATGCGTTATCCTGAGCACGATTATATCCTATATCTAACCGGAGGCGGTAACTTCAGACATGACGTTGCCGTCACTGCTCCGTACAAAGGAAACAGAAAAGGCGAAAGACCTACTCTACTACCTGCTATACGCGAGTATGCTATTGGATATTGGGATGCGGTAATGGTCGAAGGTGAAGAGGCTGACGATGCTATAGCTACTGCTGCTTCCTCTGCTCATTTGAATGATGATCCTATCATGGTAAGCATTGATAAAGACTTCGATCAAGTGGCAGGTATGCACTATAACTTTGTGAAAAAGGAAGAGTACTTCGTAAGCTCAGAGATAGGCTTGAAGAGCTTTTACAAACAGATACTAACAGGTGACTCTATTGACAACATCATTGGTGTTGACGGTATAGGAGCAGGTGGCGCACACGAGCTGATTGGCAACTGCCGCAAAGAAACTGATATGTGGGACATTTGCGAAGACCAACTAGGCTATGACAGGGCGTTGGAGAATGCACGTCTACTGTGGCTAAGACGCACAGCAGGGCAGATGTGGATGCCTCCACGAGAACGTCCTACAGGAGTACGCTTTTATGGCGAAGCAACTAGTACCGCGCACTAGAGCCGGAAAGACTTGGACAGAAGCACGTTATTGGCAGTTCATACGATCAGCGCTTAGACAGGCTTACAGTCGTTACCCTGTTAAGTTTCAAGTTAAGAAGGACGCAGAGCGTACAGTAGAAGGTTGCAGGCACAAGTACGAGTATCAATGTGCTGAGTGTTCAAACTGGTTCATGGGTAAGGAGACACAGGTAGACCACATCGTCCCTGCAGGTAAGCTAAGCAGCTATAAAGACATTGCAGGGTTCTGTAAGAGACTGTTCTGCGAAGCAGACGGCATGCAGGTGTTGTGCGTAGATTGTCACCAGAAGAAAACTAACGCAGAACGAGCAGCGAGGAAGAAGACATGAGACACTTTGTCATACCAGACACGCAAGTTAAACCAGACTCTAATATAGAGCATCTGACGTGGGCAGGTAAGTACGCAGTCGCTATGAAGCCTGAAGTTATTATCCATCTAGGTGATCACTGGGACTTTCCTAGTCTGTCTAGCTATGACAAAGGTAAGAAGTCTTTTGAAGGCAGGCGTTACCAAGCAGACGTAGAGTCAGGTAAGGTTGCTATGCAGGCTTTCCTAGCTCCTATCAAGGAAGAGCAGAAGCGACAACGCACGAACAAGCACAAGGTGTGGAAACCTAAGCTAGTGTTCTTGCTAGGCAACCACGAGAACAGGATCACTAGAGCAGTAGAAGATAGTCCTGAGCTTGAGGGTTTGATGTCGTTTGCTGACCTTGGCTTGGAGAAGATGGGTTGGGAAGTAGTGCCGTTCTTAGAAGTTAAGATGATTGACGGTATAGCCTACTCACACTACTTCACCTCTGGCGTTATGGGGCGTCCTGTGTCGTCTGCTAAGCTAATGCTGACTAAGAAGATGGTTAGCTGTGTTATGGGTCACGTACAAGACAGAGACATCGCCTACGCACGTAGAGCTGACGGTGTGTCAGTCACTGGTCTGTTTGCAGGCATCTTCTATCAAGAAGACCAAAGCTATCTCACACCGCAGACTAATCAGTCTTGGCGTGGGCTTTGGATATTCAACGAAGTAAACAACGGTAGCTTTGACGAGCTGCCAATTAGTATGTCCTACCTTAGAAAGAAGTACGGAGAGTCTACGAATGAGTAAAACATTCACAGAGATAAAGGAGCAGCTGTCTCTCTTAGATGAGATAACTGTACTTGAGACGTTAGAGATTAACTCTACGGAGCTTGTAGAACGCTTTGAGGATAAGGTAGAGGACAAACTAGATCAAATAATCGAAGACTTAGGAGAAAATGACAATGAGTTTTCTTGACCATTCACCTGCTGAAGAGTGGGACGCAATAACTAAGAAACGTAGGGCGCACGCTAGACGTGTTAGTGAGCAAATCAACGCTGAGCAGAGAGCAGCAGAACCTTTAAAGGACGCTATAAACCCTAGCCACTACAAAGGCAACGGTATTGAGTGTATTGAGTACATTAAAGAGCGACTCAGTAAAGAAGCCTTCTTAGGCTACCTTAACGGTAACGTGGTCAAGTACCAACATCGTTGGCAAGACAAGAACGGCGTAGAAGACTTACGCAAGGCTCGTTGGTACTTAGACAGGCTTATAAAGGAGGAATGTAATGGTAAAGATTAACAAGTTAATAGACCTGTGTACTAAGTGGAGCAGTGACAGAGGCATCTTTGTTAACGGTACGGTGCAGTCACAAGCGCTAAAGCTAGTTAGTGAGATTGGAGAGTTGGCTGACAACGTAGCCAAGCAGAGGGACATACAAGACGACATAGGCGACTGTATTGTAGTTCTGAACAATCTAGCCATCATGAACGATACGACACTAGCAGACTGCTTAGAAGTAGCATACAACGACATCAAAGACCGTAGGGGTTACCTAAACGGCGCAGGTGTATTTATTAAAGATTCAGATAGGACAGCAGCATGAGCGAGTTTAGAAACAGTTTTGGTGAGTCAATCTTCCGCAACAAGTACGCCTTGAACGAGACACAGACGTGGGCTGAGAAAGTAGATGACCTTATGCACGATGTCTGTACAGGCATTCTAAGCCCTGAAGACTCAGAGTATCTAGGCAGTGCTATGAAGCAGTTTAAGTTCATGGCAGGCGGTCGTTACATCTACTATGCAGGTAGGCAGGCTAGTTTCTACAACAACTGCTATCTGTTAAAAGGTGAAGAGGACACTAGAGAAGAATGGGGAAAGCTGACACAACGAGCAAGCGACTGTCTAATGAGCGGCGGCGGCATTGGCATAGACTACAGCGTCTTTCGTCCGAGCGGGTCACCACTGGGCAGGACAGGCGGGGAAGCGTCAGGCCCACTGCCACTAATGAACTCTATAAACGAAATAGGCAGAAACGTGATGCAGGGCGGCAGTAGACGTAGTGCTATCTATGCCTCACTAAACTGGCAACACGGTGACGCACAGAAGTTCTTGACTGCTAAAGATTGGCACGCACTGCCCATCGCTGAAGGCGTTACAGTGTTTGATGCTAAGCAGAACAACTTTAACTTCCCTGCACCGCTAGACATGACTAACATCAGTCTTAACTACGATGACAAGTTCTTAGATGCTGTCAACAACGGCTTCTTGCCTGAGACGTTTGTACAGAATTGCCGTCAAGCACTAATGACAGGAGAGCCAGGATTTTCCTTTAACTTCGGAGATAAAGAGAATGAAACACTCAGGAACGCTTGTACCGAAGTCACTAGTGAGGATGATTCAGATGTGTGTAATCTTGGAAGTATTAATATTGGCGCAATTGATGACATCGAGGAGTTTAGAGCAATCGTTCGAGTCGCCTCGATGTTCCTTGTCGCAGGCACGCTCACAGCAGACCTTCCAACTAAAAAAGTGTATGCTGTTAGACAGAAGAACAGAAGGCTCGGTCTTGGTTTAATGGGTATGCACGAGTTCCTGCTGAAGCGTGGCAGTGACTACGAAGTAACAGAAGAGCTACACAGGTGGCTAGAGGTATTTAGAGATGAATCAGAAAGAGCTGCTAATCTTCTTTGTGACTCCCGTGGCATCAGTCGCCCTGTGGCGTATCGTGCAATCGCTCCTACAGGTACTATAGGGATACTCGCAGGCACTACAACAGGCATAGAGCCTCTGTACGCTGTTGCTTACAAGCGCCGCTACTTAGTTGGTGGTGACAAGTGGAAGTATGAGTACGTTGTAGATGCTACAGCTGAAGACCTGATTACTACACACGGCTTAGACCCTGACAAGATACAGACATCATCGTCTATGGTGAATGACTTTGAGCGGCGGCTGAAGTTCCAAGCTGACGTACAAGACTATGTTGATATGTCTATATCGTCTACCATTAACCTACCGCCGTGGGGCAGTGAAGGCAACAACGAAGACCGTGTGATGGAGTTTGCTGCAATACTGGCTAAGTATGCACCACGTCTGAGAGGCTTTACTTGCTACCCTGACGGTGCGCGAGGTGGTCAGCCGCTAACGATGTGCAGCTACAAAGAAGCTATGAAGCACAAGGGTGTTGTGTTTGAGGAGAATAGCGAGACTGTGTGTGCCTCTGGTGTCTGTGGCATCTAGTGGGTCGTTACTGTAACGGCTGTATAACACTAAAAGAGGTTGGTTCAGCTTGTGTGTGTAGGATAGTTTGGGATGTAGATCATCTACCGCACAGCCTGAAACAGCTCATGGAAGAAGACGAGAAGGTTAATGATTTTATTATTAGAGGTAGGAAAGTAATAAAGCAGTTAACTGACGAGTAAGAAAAAGCCCTGTAGAGCATCCCAATCTCTACAGGGCTTTTTTGTGTACGTCCGCAGGGACGATCCTAAGGTAGCACAGAGGATTAGGTTACTTCTTTGGCTGTTTGGAATACTGCTTGCCTTTAGCAGTGTCAGCCCTCTTCTTCCTTGTCGTTGCTGCGTACTCCTTCTTTGACATTGCGTCACGCTTCTTCTTAGGCAGGTAGCGCTCTCCTGTCGCTTTCTTACCCTGTGTAGACGGCTTGCCTGACTTAGTACCCCAATCCTCTTTAGTCCACTTTGACAGTGACTTCTGACCACTGGACTTGCTGCCAGAGTAACCACCACCTTTGGCTTTATACTCCTGAGCGACTAGCTGAGCCTTTCTAGCAGACCACTGACCTGCTTTGCCGCCTTTAGAGCCTGCCATCACCTTGTTCTTGATGCGCTCTCGCAGAGTAGGCTTAGTGTACGCCATTACTTCTTCTTCTTAGTCATCTTAGGCTTCATACCTTTCTTAGCTGCTGCCTTCTTAGCTGCTGCCTTACCCTTCGTTGTGTAGCTGTACTTCTTACCGTTCACCATTGGCATAATAATGCTCCTTTGTGTTGACAGATTGTGTAGCGCGTGTTATTCTCTTGATGTCACCGCCGCCGCTGCAGTCCCTAGCGATAGTACTCAAACATATCAGTTCTGATACTCTCTTGCTCTTCGTCAGATAATGCACTAAGAACCTTCATCATGTTAGTGACTACTAGCGGTGCTGTAAGATCACCTCCGTTTTTCTCTACCTGTTTTGACACACTTAGTAGCCTGTTAACGGCAGACCTGTTTGTTGCTATAGTAGCCATGACAGAAGGTATTGTAAAGATAGCTGCTGCCGCTAAAGGGTTGAAAGCCGCTGCTGCTGTACCTCCGATGACTTGTCCACCAGCCCCAGACAAAGCCGTAAGCTCTCGCTGCTTCATAGCCAACTCAAACAACTTCTTATCACCGCCGCCTCTAGCTGCTGACATTACCAAGAGAGCTTTTCTGTATGAAGGAAAATCCTCTCCCATAATTGCTCTAGCTTTCTCTAAAGACTCTTCATCAAACAAGCCGTCAATGTTCTTCTTAAACTTATCAAAAGTGCTGTTTTCTAAAGCATCCTTAAACACTTCAGTGGCGTAGCCTTGTCTAATAAGCTGTTTAGCTCGTTTAGCGCTCTTTATGGCAGTACCTTCTAGCGGTATTCCTGCAGCCTTAGAAGCAGCATACGCTTGATCGACACTCTTCATCATTGCCCTGACTTTGTCAGTGTCGTTAGGCTTCTTTAGAAGTTTCCCTATATTCTTGTAAGCACCGTCTTCACCTTTCTTAATAACATTTTTGTTTATGTCTGGTAATAGATTGTTAGCTGTAGAGCCAAATGTCTTGTTTAACGCCGCAAACGTTGACGCAGTTTCTGGGCTAAACTCTTTAAGAGTCTCTTGTATGCCATTCTTTACTTTCTTACTTAGTCTTGTAAGCTGTCTAAAAGTTGCAGGATTGTCTAGTGCTGAGTTAGGTAGCCCTTCTTCAATCAACAAATTTAAACCACGTTGAAACTTTATCAAAGAATCTACGTCGGTTGTCTTAACAGTGTTTGTTAGAAGCGTGTCCATCAAGTCGCCTGCAGGCTTAACAGCACCTTGTCCTGCAGCACCTCTTAGTACTTTCATGCCTGCTCTTGGGTCAGCAACTGCAGGAGCCTTTTCGGTAACTTGATTTAACAATTTCTTAACCATTGCTAAAGATGCAGCGCCTGCTTCTGATCCTAGCTTGTGCTCGTTCTCTTTAATAAAAGCTGTCAACGCTTTTTTAATAGGCATAGCCGACACTTGCTTAGCGCCGTGTTGTGCTGTTATTTCATCAACACCTTCTTTATAAGCCTTAGAAGCTATCTTTCTACCTCCTTCAATAATGCCATAAAGCTGCTCGCCCATCGCTGAGCTAGTTAGTTCTTTGTTTGTAAAACCATAATCAGCTTGATCTTTAGCAAGATTTTGAAGTGCGCTATCAGTAGCTTCTATTCTGGCTACGCTTCTTCCTCTAGAGATTAAACCAGTGTCTCCAAAAAACTCAGCAGCAGACCTCAGCATACCTGCCTGTCCTGTTTGAACAGCGCTTAAACCGCCTTTTCCGTCTGTAGCTTTAACAATATAATCTTCTGCTAAACGACGCGCTTCAATACTTCCTAGTTCTATGGCGTCCATGTCAATTAAGTCATCAGCTAAGTTAGGCAGCTTTCTGTTAAAGAAACTAACACCTGCTGTTCTAAACAAATCTTGTAGTGGAGCACCTAAAGTCTTAAAAGCAGGTCGCAACACTTTACCTGCTCCTAAGAACAGTGTGTCGTACATAGCGCTTTCTGCAGCTTTGTCAGCGGCTTCTTCCCAATCTACTTCTCTTTCTAAAGCTATATCAGAAAAAGCACTTCCTAGTCCTGCACCTGAAGCACCTCCGGCAATAGCGCCTAAGATACCGCCAACAGCAGTACCTACAACAGGAACAACACTACCTGCAGCAGCACCTGCGGCAGCTCCTCCTAAGCTGCCTGCAATAGACGCAGGAACGTCTAAGTTACGTGTTAGCCAGTTTCCGTCGGCGTCTGTTTGTTTTGCTCGTACTGCCGCTACACTTTCTGGAGATACGCTAAGAGAAGCTCGCATCTGTTTTAGTTCTTCTATGCTGTATCTAGAGTAATCAGCCATTAAAACAGTGCTCCTCTGGTTACTGACTGCGGAACATCAGCACTAACTGCGGCTGCTGCTTCTTGTCTTGCTATTTCTGCGTCAATATCTGCTGCGTCTTGTGCAGCCCTATTAGACTCTTCTGCTTCTTGTTGTTTCGCTTCTGTCATCCACTCAAAACCATATTGCTCGGCTATGGAGTTTCTAAATTCTTCATCAGCCATTTTTTCTCTCCATTCCTCAGCAAACTTTGAGTCTATTCCTTTATTTTCTGCTAAGTGTATTGCGCGTAGCTCTTCTTGTTTAGCCTTAAACGCAGACAGCTTAGCCATTCCACGCAAGTACGAAGCAATGTATTCAGCATTTGCTGTCGAAGGCGGGAACGGACGCATTGCTATTTCAATGTCCTTATCTGACGCAGCTCCTTTAGGCAACGCAGACATAATGAACGTGTTTCTAATAGCTTCAAAGTTATTCCTGACTTCTGTTACTTGGTCTTCTTGTCCCCAAAACGCGTTCCACGCCTCTTCTGCTCTCGCAGGAGCGCCTGCTCTCATCTGCAGCTCTAAGTATTGTTGTGCTATTCCATTAGCATTGATTGCTTTTGCTGTCTCTTCTCTGGCTGACTCAGTAGCTGCACGAACAGCTGCCCTGTCTCTACTGCCAAGTTCGTCTGTTGCCGCCTGTATCTCGCTCTCACGTATTCTGTTTGATTCTTCGTTAATAGAGGCATTTCTATTGTCAACAAGAATCTGATCTTGTCTAAAGTCTTGTAAGTCTTTTGCGTTAAGAACAGCCTGTGCTGTGTTAGCAACGTCGTTCATTACACCAATACGTGCTGTCATTGCACGCTGCTGCTCTACAGGTATTAGCTCTTGTCTTGTTGCTGCTTCTGTTGCTGCTGCTTCAGCTCGTGTTGTATCTGCTGCTGTTTGCTGCTCAGCTCTTTGCTCTTGCGCTACAGACATCATGTACTGCACACCACTTCCGGGACGTAGCTTGTCAAGCAAGTCAGCATATCGCTGATGCTCTTCTGGTGTACTAGGTGTTCCTAGAGACTGTAGCTGCTCTTTTAGCTTGTCAGCCTCTGTACGTGTGTCAAGACCTAGTAAGCCGCCTGCAGCAGAGCTTAACGCAGCAGAGCGCTGTGGCGCTAAATAAGCCGCCATGCCGCCTAACTGACCAACTAAGTTAGCTTGTGCTTCTGCGTCACGTCGTTGTAGTTCACGTTCCGTCTGCTGCTGCTGTGTGCTGCCCAGAACGTCAGAGAACAGCCCTGTAATATCTATATTAGCCATTATTAAATTACTCCTTGGGCGCGTAGGAACTCTAGCGAACCTTCAACAGGCGCAGGTGCTGCTATTGTAGGTGTTGTAGCAGTAGTGTCTCCACCTCTAAACCTATCTATAATACTCTGCAACAAACCAGTTTGCTCTGTCACACCAGTTTCAGTGTTAGCACGCTGACCACCAAGCAAGTTAGTAATGGCTTGTATCTGCTGCTGACGCAAGTTAGAAGCTGCTGTCTCAGCACCAAGCTGTGACGCTAACCCTGCTTGAATCATTGAAGTACCAAGTTGTGCGCCTTGACGCTGACCTGCTCCTGCAATGTTAGCAATATCAATAGAAGGCGCTAGCGTTTGTAGCAGCTGTTGCTGTGGCATATAAGACTGCTGCAGTGCTTGCAAACCTGTCTGTCCAAGTAATCCTAGACGCTGACGTGTTTCTTGCAATCCTGCTAACGTCTGTGAAGACTGTAGCTGTTGTTCAGCACGTGCCTGCTCCATAGCGCTAACGCCCAAGCCTGCCTGCTGTTCTGCTAGAGCCTTCTCTAAAGCTAGCTGCTCTGGTGTACCGCCAAACATAGACGTTTGTACACCAAGTCTGCCTTGGTTAGCTAGTCTCTGTTCTAACTGTAAACGCGCACGTTCTTGCTCAGGAGCTACAGCAGCCTGTAGACGCTGCATGATGTCAGCTTCACGTTGCTGCAAGCCACCGCCTGCACCTGTCAACATACTAATTACATTAGCCTGCTCAGCTGCACGCTCTTCTGGACTACCGAGCATACCAAACGCGCCAGTGCCAAAGCTCTGTAACTGCTGCTGTATAGCTTGCTGCTCAGGTGTTAACGTAGTTGTTATGCCGCCAGTAGGTGTTGTTGTTACACCGCCAATTCCAGACGTTACAGTGAACGGCTTAAACTTCGTTTGTTGTCCTACTTGTGTAGCCGCTGTTTCAGCACGTTGTAATGCTTGACTACCAACATCTTGAACGTCAGAAATTCCTTTATCAAAGCCGTAGATAGCACCTACGCCAGTTGCTAAGTTGTCAAATAAACCTGCCATTATACAGTCCTTCCTCTAGTTAGATCGAGCAAGCCTATAAATTCAGGCTTTAAGTAATCCATTTTAAACTCACTTGTAAATATCTCATCAGCTAACGGTGTAGCTATAGTGTTGAGTGTTAGCATACCTGTCAAACCATCTCTACCGTCTCTACCATTACCTGTGCCATCACCAATACCTGATCCACTACCGTCACCTATACCTGTGCCGTCACCTGTTCCATCGCCAGATCCTATACCTGTACCGTCACCTGTTCCATCGCCGCCACCATCACCGCCGTCTCCTGTTGTGTCATCGCCAGTAGTGCCGCCAACAGTCAGTGTTTCACCTGTGTTGTTGGAGTCTGTAGCAGTATTAAAAGTGTCACCAGTGCCGCTAGTGTCACCAGTGCCGCTAGTGTCACCAGTGCCGCTAGTGTCACCAGTGCCGCTAGTGTCACCAACAGTTAACGTCTCACCTGTGTTATTAGAGTCTCTAGCAGTATTAAAGGTGTCACTTGAAGCAGCATTAGCAGCCGCAGCAGCATTTTCTTCAGCCTGTGTCTGGAACGGCCCTGTAATGACGTTAGTGTCTTGTTTATTGCTATCCAGTACATTAGCAACATTTAACAAACCACTAGTAATAAGATCAATGACATTATTGTTAGTAGTTGTAGCGGTTCCTGTAGTAGTACTAGCAGCAGGGACAGTAGTAACAACAGCGTCTGTTTTTTTGTTTACAGTTTCAATGGCTACTTTCTCGTTTTCAGGAAGATTTTCTATATCCGTCATGTCTATATCAAAGGCTTCCCCAGTAAGGACATTCTCGAACACCATTGTGTCAGCGCCTAATTCTGAAGTCCTGATCCAACCTGTAATGTCTATGTCACCTTCTATTCCTGTGATAGACTTAACTCCGCTAGCGTCAGTAGTTGTAGTATCTCCTATGCCTGCCGTAGAGCCTGCTGACGCTGTTGAATCAACAATACCCCCACTAGTACCCATTAAGTCCGCATCTGGCTCTAACGAGCTTGTAGAGCCTTCTAGAGGGTCTGTAGCGTCAGCTGCGGCTGTGCTTCCACCGCCTCCACCGCCTGCTGCAACATCAACAAACGGCTGATTGCTGCCTACAGTTAAACCTATTAGTTCTGATGTTAAGTCTCCATGTGTGTTTAGCGTCTCTGCTATTTGCTCTGGTGTTACATTAGCTGCTCTGGCTTGCTCTATAGCATCTAATATTAACTCACCTGCGCCCTCTCCTGTACTACCTAAAACAGTGTTAAGACGCTCTTGCCCTGCATACAAAGCTGCTTCTTCTGCGGTCATTGGTGTTGCTTGTAGTCCTTCTCCACCACGACCTAGAATCTTTGAAAAGGCAAGACCCGCAAGCAAACCTGCCGGATTAAACGACAACAAACTTCCAAGACCGCCCGACAAAAAACCACTGCTTTTAGCTGCTGTATCAAGTAACACAGGCGCAGCACTAGAGCCTCCAGTGAGTAAGCTAGTAGCAGCAGGTACGTTAGTATATTGTGGATACTGTAATGGCATAATAATTCCTAAGTGTTTCGCTCTACTTTGTTAACCTTCTCAAAGGAGCGTAAGCCGCCAAGACCGAGCATACCCATCAACACAGGTAGCATTGTAGCAAGGTCAATCATAGGCACTTCAACGCCTGTCTCTAACAGATTCAAAGTCATGTTCACAAAAGGTATGATGAGAAAGTTACCTGCCATACCCAACACACAAACCCATCCACAAGCAGGTCGCCATCCGGCTACAAACATACTGTTATGCTTAGCTTCGACCTTGTTAATCTCTAGCTGTGCTTTGACTTGCTCGTTCGTATGACGCTCTGCCATAGTTGCAATGTCATGAGCTAGTTTTTCTTTTAAGTCTTTATCGGGTATTGCCTTGTCTAACAAGTCAGACACTGGCCCAATTAATGAACCTAACATTGCTAACATCTAAGCCGCCGCTAACACAATAAGAATAAAAGCAGCTAATAAAATAGCAATAGTAGCTTGCTCGTCAGTAGAACCCATAAACTTAGCTTTTACAAACTTACCTATGATTTTAGCATACTTCATATACTTATGTCCTGTTATTTAGTACTGTTAGATTTGGTTTAACGTCTTCTTCAGGCTCTATAATAAAATAGTAAAGCTCTAATAACTCTTCTACGCTGTAGTTTCCTTGTGTAGCTCTGACTAGCTCTAGCATTAATGTCTGCTTAGCCTCGCCAAGAGTCATTAGTATGTACCACCGTCAATAGTAGACAAACTTACTGTACCAGTAGCTGTTAAGTTAGCCACTGTTACTGTACCTGTAAACGTAGGAGATGCTAGATTAGCTTTACTGTTTACTGCAACAGCTATAGCGTCAAACTCAGCACCAACTTCAGTACCTTTAATTACTTTAGCAGGGTTGCCGCTGACCATTGCGTCTTTAGCTGCAAAGTTAGTTATCTTAGTGTAATTACTCATTAGACAATCCTTCCTAGTAATGCGTGTATGTTTATCTCTTGTAGAGCAATAGTCTTGCCTTCTACTGTTGTTTCTACGCCTACAGCTACCACAGTTCCTTGACCGCTAGTGTTAATCTTTTGACGATTGATAAGAGCAATAGACGACGAATACTCAGCCTCTGTGTTAAATTCTGAGATGTTGTACTGACCTACGTTAGACTTAGGCAAGATATAAGCCTGCTTAGTGTACGCACCAGAATAGTCATAAGCCCAGTTAAGCACTACAGTAGCTTCAGCACCGTCAAACGTAATTAAGTTTATCTTCTTTAAGAACTTGAGCTTAGATGTATCACCAAAGCTCAACGGATGGCTAAAGTAGCTGAGCAAGTAACCAGTAGTGTTGTCTGTAAAGCCTGAGTAACTGGCTACACCTGTCTTAGAGCCTATGTACAACGCCTCTGTTGATGTAGTTGTAAAGCACAGCGGGTTAATGTGCGACCATGTAGTTGCTCTATAGCTGCCGTCTTGTAGCGGAAACCGTGTATCAAAGCAGTAGACAACACCTAGTTCTTGAAAATTAAGCAGCACAAACGCCTCACGAGGAGAGTAGTGCATACTGATGTTGCCTGTCTCTGCTATAAACAGTGATTTAATGTCGTTGTTGACGTTCTTAGAGATGTCACCAATAGGCGCTGACTTCTCTTGTATAGTCCTTGCGAGGCTACGCACACCAGAGTCATCTAAGAAGATCAAGTCTTTACCAGTGGAGACTACAGCGTCTCGTGACACGCAACCTACGTTAGATATAGTGTCTGACAAGACCATAGTAGCCGGATCGTCTGCGCCTGAGTAGATAACAATGGAGCTACGACCAAAGATCACTAGGAAGCCATTGTGAGCCGCTAGAGCAACGATAGTGTCATACCCTGTAGGCCACACCTTAGTAATGTCTATCGAACCTGTAGAGCCTCCTGACCACGCTGTGCCGTCTAACAGATCAGACCAGTAGATTGTAGACTTGTCATTAGTAAAGTCTGCTACCCATAACCTACCGAACGCTGCTAGACACTCATTACCCTGTGGAGGCGTGCCTGTAGAGTGTGTATGAGATGACATTGTTTCAACTGTACCTGCATGATCTGAGTACAGCAGCGGTTCTTGACCACGTTGAAACATAAACATATGGTCATTGAACGATACAAACTTCCAGTTGTTAGCAGCAATAGTGTAAGACGAAGGAGTTGCGTCTACTAATGTTGTTGTTCCTGTAAATATCTTGTTGTTGCCTGCTGATAAGAATGTTACGTCTCCGTCTTCAGCAACAAACTCACCCATAGACTCAATACCGTCAGAGCTGCCTAGAACAGCAGCACCGTTAGTAGTGATCATGGCATAGCCCTTACGAGAAGCAACTCTACCTTCTTTGTCAATTACACAGTTATCTGCTACAGCAGCAAAGCTAGGCTCTTGCGCTAACGGCGCATCTTGCGTGTTAATGCCTGCAAATCCTGGCGCTGTAATTGTAATGCTTTGTAGTTGTTGAGCCATTTAAGATTCCTTAGACTGCTACGTAAGTAGTGTCTTCTTGGTACTTGTTAGCATCAAAGGCTACAGCGTCTGACAGAGATACGTCAGCTATAGCAAACTGTTCTGCTGCTGACTGCCCACCTGTTTCGCCACGCTCACGTAACGCCATAGCTAAACCAAGCTGCAACACAGGGTTGTATGGCACTTTTAGTACATCAGAATCTGCTGTTAAATCAGCCTGTCTAGCAAACGCATCAAAGAACAAACTATAAATGCTGTCTGGCTGTGGGTATACTTGTACAGTAATGTCGCCATTAGCGTCTGTACCAGTAAAAGCAAACTTAGAAGGAGAGCCTGAAGCAGGCGTCATTAGTTTATAATACCTGTTCATCTCTGTTCTGTTGCTAGTAGTAAACCTAGTCTTGCTTGTTGTGTTCAATGCCTCTCGTACTTCTACTTCTTGTCCTGCGCCTGTTAAAGGATACACAGACGTTCCGTTAACTGTGTCAAAGTCAATAGAAACACGTAAAGCAGACCAACTGTGTGAGTCTTCTACAAGTTGCTTAGCGTCATTAACAAAATCGCCAATCAAAGCTGAATAGCTTGTTTCAGCTACAGTGTCTACTTGGTTTTCACGAAGCCTGCGTAGAACACTGTTTACTAGTTCTAAATATGTCATCCTAGTTTCCTATGTATGTAAAGACAGCGCCTATGCTTGCAACAATTACTATCCAGATTAGCCGCTCTGTTACTCTTGTACTAGCCATGTTTTCAGCTAAAATGTCCATCTTATCTTCTATAGCTTCTACTTTATTCTCTATATGTGACTGTCTGTTAAAAACAGTCACTAGACGTTCTTCTACACGTGCTAGAGAAACAATAGCTTCTGACAGAGTGTCTATTTTTTGTTCTAGTCTGCTTAACCTGTCTTCTACCATTGCTATTGTTCCTCTACTACATTTTCCTGCGGCATATTAAGCTGATGTGTACACTTTTCTGCGTTTTATGTACATATAGTCGGTACTTGTTAATGACTACCTACGGTTTAACAGGCCAGTCTGCTTCTTCCAAATTAGGGAAGTTTGCGTGGTCTGTGATGTCTCGCAAAGCCTGTCTGTAAGTAGCCATCTCAGCCGCCATTGTAACATCAGTTAGAGCAGTCCAATCAGTCTCGGCTAGTTTGGCATCGCGTTGAGTCCTGACAGACGCAGCAGCCTTAGCATCCAGATCAGCCTGATACGCTGCCTCATGCTCTGACTTCGTGGTGGTTACACCGTCTTCTGTGGTGTCTTGGAACATATCCACGACCTTCCACGCCTGTACCCAGTTGCCATTAGCGTCCTGTGTAGCACCGTCACGAGCAGCCTGTGTGTAGCCTGTAGTGTCGGGCTTGGGCGCTTCTAGTACAGGGTCAATGCCAAGCGAGGCGCAGACGTTAGCGTCCCACACTCGGGGCAGGGATGTGTTGCTGTGTATCTTTCTGACTTCGCCTTGAGTCTTCAGCTCGCCAGTTGATTGAATACGATATTCCATAATGATTCCTATGCTATTGCTAAGAAGATGTAACTACCGCCACTGGCGTTAAGCGCAGCAGGAGCAGATGATGTTACTGTAAATCCACTTGATAGTGGGTCAATGTAGTCCGTGTTAGTGACTTCAGCTGCTGTTGTGTTCAAGAGCAAGTAAGGATCGTTGCCTGCAACAATACCTCTCTCGCTGTCCCAGACATACCAATCGCCAGTAGAGTCAGAACGCTTGATTAGGATAAATCTAGCACCTGCCGAGAATCCACAGTCTACGTCTACGTTACTGCCTGTGCCTGTGTACATACCTAATTTACTAATACCGTCTAGACTAGCGAACAAATATGCTACATATTTTCCACCTGATTTGTTACTAAACAATGGAGATGGAACAGTTATGGCGGTAGATGTTGCCATTGGGCCTGTCCATCCAGTAGACCCATATGCTGTATCATCATTCAATCTTACTTTTCCAGTATTGCCGTAAGCATCTGGTACAAATAAAGGATATGTCCACCAACCGTAAGTATCGCCAACAGTTCTTGCTTTTGTAATAATAAGCTCAGGTGTAACACCTAAGTTATGAGGGACATTCATTGGTGATACGCCTGTCCCATCATAAGCCACCACATCAAAGAAGCCTGTGGCGCGTTTGAAAAACCATCCAATTAATGGCGTTACGCCGCCTGTAGCATTAGAATAACTATCTTGTTCATCCCACCCGCCACCAAATCCGGAAAACTCTGCGTCTGTCCTCCAAGTTTCTAAATATGGAGACCCACCAGTAAGTCTTGTGTTTATTCTTTGCCCGACTCCTGCCAAAGTACGAAAGCCTTCAAGAAACATATCTGCCGGAAAACCCACCGTCCAATCTGTAGTTGGGTTTGTTGAATTTTTAGCAATTGGCGTAAAAACCTCAGTCCCAGACTCAGGAGTCTTCATTGGTCTGCGGATGGCTATGTAGATGTAGTCTGAGTTGTAATCTGGATTGCTGCTTGTTGAATTAAAACCAGTAGCCGTTACATCAAACCAATTTGAATCAATTTCTGCTGAGGATGAATTTGGTAATAACAAAGCGTCATCAATTCCAGACGCGGTTAATCCGCGCATTGCATCAACAAGAAACCAATTGCCTGAACCAGATGTTCTTTTTACCAAAATCCATTGAGGCTCAAAACCAAGCGTTACTGAAAACAGGCCGCTACCATCAGTTGTAAAACTCCCACACTTAATAACACTCTCGCTGCCATCGTCTCCAAAGCCTCCTGCGTCTGAGGCGAATAGGTAGGCGACGTAGGTTTGGCCTGATACATTTGTTGCGTCCGAAGTGCCAACAGTAAACACAGAATCTGTTGGAGCAGTGTCGTTCCAAACTGTAGATGCTGTTGCAAAAGCATTTGAGCTATTTAACAACAAAGCACCTGACCAAGGATTGGCTTGTGATGGGTCGTTTGTCGCCCAGTTGCTTGTGCCACTTGTTTTCTTGGTAATTATAAACGCAGGAGCAACACCAAGATTATGAGAAATGTTCTGAACAGAACCCGTCCCAGTATAAGTCACAACATCAAAGAACTTCTCAGCCTTGCGGAATGTCCAAGAGGCGTATTTATAAGAGGAATTGTTTGACCCGTTTCCCGCCCCTTGTAGACTAAAGCCGTTGGAATTAAAGCTACTAATATGGAAACCTGCGTCCGTTTGCTCGGCATTTGTCCCGTTACTTCTTATAAATGGGCCTGAACCTCTTTCAGTATCAAATAACAAGTGAGTGTCGGCTAAGTCTCGTACTTTAAGCCAAGTAAGACCGCCTTCGCCATCAAGATCAATGCCGTTGTCTATAGATTGTGTAGAGCTATTTCCGTCATACAAATAGGTCGAGAAGACATCCTCAACGTACAAGTTGTCTCCACCTGCATTACCCGCAGCTGCTGTTAGAGCTTTAGTTAATTTGCTCATGCGTTACTCCTAAACGTAGCTGCCAGTGTAAGCGCCGTAGAGAGTTGTAGAGACTTTCCAGAACACCAGTGTGTCCTTAGCAGTCAGCGTAGGAGCGACATTGCCGCCAGAAGTCACCCAAGTCATTGTAGGCCACGTTACTGTGTAGGACGCACCTGCTTCGAGCTGTAGGACGATTGCGTCACCAGAGCTTAGGGAGTCTGTGAAGGTCGTGTTGGCCGAGAGAGTCTTGGTCTGTACTGCGCCGTTGGTTGCGTCAAAGGCTGTGCCTGACAGGGCGTATACAGTGTCTCGTACTGTTTTATTGGTAAGAGTCTGAGTGTTGGTAGATGTTGTAGTGTTAGCGTCATAGCCTTGAACGGTAGAACCAATGTCTCCTGTTACTAAATAACCACCTGCGT